ATCTTTTTTAACTTGACTTTATAATGACTTATCGACGACAATATTGTACTTTTATTTTTTAAAAATTTAACCAAATTCTTGGGCTTCGCATGTTCACTTCGGTGACATTTCTATTTAACGATGACAACTTTATTACATTTTCTGCAATAGCGTATCCAATATCTACCAATTCTCAAGCATAAACAACAGGCTTTTGTTTGTCCCTCGATGAAAGCCACCAGCGTGCGATCACATGCTAGTGGCGGGACTTTTCTACTGATACATCGAGCAAACGACAGTCAATTTATGACATCGAGAACAAAAATAATGAAATACACAATACTAGGATTCTCTCAAGAGGTATCTATCAAGTACAAGCTTGATATGGATAAGCTCTTAATTCTACGCTATCTTGTTGATTTTAGTCATACAAAAAAAATGACTAAAACTACGGTTGAAGGTAGAGAATTTTACTGGGTTAATTATGACTCAATGATTGAAGCTTTGCCGATTTTGTCTATAAAAAAAGACACGGTATACAGAAAACTAAAAGAGATGGTTGCAACGGGTGTTTTAACTCATCATACAATCAAAAATGCTGGTATATATAGCTTTTATGGATTTGGTGAAAACTATCCGGAGCTAATCGGAGAAAAATCCGAGGGGTCGGATAAAAATCCGGAAGGATACGGAGAAAAATCCGTAACCCATACGGATAAAAATCCGGAACAAAAGATTAATCTATTAAAAGATACATCTATTAAAGATAATAATAAAAATAAACAAAAAGCAGATAACCAAGATTTAACAAAATACCTGGATTACATAAAAACCAAATTTAATAAAGAAGTAACAGATAAAAATATTCTTCAAGATTTAGAAAAAATAATTAAAGATAATAGTCTTGATGACTTAATCCTAGTCACTGAACACATACTCAATGACGAATGGCACAAAAAAGAAAAATGTGCAACTATTGCAACTATAGCAAGAACAACAAAATTTGGAGCTAAGTTGGAAAAAGCTAGGCTAATAGCTGGTGCTACAACACAAGCTGTAGCACAGCAAGCACCAGTGCCAGCTAAATCTTGTGTTTGGAGCAAATCATGGTAGAACTAATTATCGCTATGATAGACAAATATAGAGAGTTATTACGCTCAAGCTTAGAGCTAACCACTGAACAAGTTATTTTTTGTCATGACAAAATTAATGAATTAGAAGCTAGATTAAGAATCGAGGCAAATAATGTTAATCAATAAACAGATGCCATACAGCTTAGATGCGGAGCAGGCGTTAATTGCTATTTTGCTGAATGACAGCAACGTGATTAATTCACTGAGAATAGAAGAAAAACACTTTTATAGACAAGAACATCAAATTATTGTTAAGCACATTATAGCGCTCAACAAGAAGATGTCACAAGTGAATGTGATTACTGTAGCTGATGAGCTAGCTAAATTTGATTTATTAGAAAAAATAGGCGGTATCGCTTACTTGGATAACGTATCTAGCGTATATCTTAGTTCAAGAGATTATGCAACATATGAAGCAACAATTGAAGAGCGTTACAAGCTACGTGCAGTGATCGAAATAGCTAACAAGACATTAGAGAATGCATATACACCGAAGAATCAATCAATAACTGACATTTGTTTTAATGCTAGTAGTGAATTGGCGAAGTTGTCACAAACAAGCAGTAGTGACACTAAGACGCTAGGTCAGTCGATTAAAGAGCTAATGGACGAGCAGATTAATAAGATCGACAAGTTATCAGTGAATATTATCAAAACAGGCTACAAGTCGATTGATGAAGTTATGCAGATAGAAACAAGTAAATTCATCGTGATTGGCGCTAGACCTGGGGTTGGTAAGTCAACTGTAGCGCTAGCATTGGCTGATGATATAGCTAGATTGAATGATTGCAAGGTATTATTCTGCAGTTTAGAGATGACACACAAGCAATTAACAGTTAAGTTGATTAGCAAGAGAACTGGAATCAATAGCCAAAAGCTTAAGCTTAATGACGGCATGACTTCTGGTGATTTTGATCAGATATACAATGTAGCATTTGACGTGAGTCATAAAGATGATCTGATTATTAGCACTTCATATAATCCGAAGCTGTCAGATATGGTTAGTTTGATCACTAATTACAAGATGAATAATCCAGAGTTAAAAGTGGTAGTGATTGACTACATACAGTTAGTTAATTCAGAGGGTAAGACGCCATATGAGCGAGTAACTGAAGTTAGCAAGACAATCAAGAATTTAGCACTAAAGCTAGATATAGTGATTATTGGTGCTGCACAGGTAAATAGACAGTCAACAGATAAGCAAGAGATGCCAAAGATGAGCCAGCTACGAGATAGCGGATCAATAGAGCAAGATGCTGACGTAGTGATCATGTTGCATAGAGTAGAAGAAGAACATAAGCCAGAAATATTGCAGATGGACTTCCAAAAAAATAGAGAGGGTGACACTGGTATGCTTGAATTTACATATGAGCGTAGATACTCGAGATTTGCGGAAATGGAGTATTACGGTGAATAAACAGCCAGAATTTGAGGCTCAAAAAATGGTGATCCAGTGGGCTAGATTGTCGCAACGAAGATACCCAGAATTGGCGCTGTTATACTGCAATTTGAATGGCGTCAAGATGTCGATTAAACAAGCAGTAAGAGCGAAACAAGCTGGGATGGTTGCAGGAATACCTGATTTACACTTGCCGGTTGCTATGGGTAGTTACCATAGCTTGTATGTAGAAATGAAGGCACCTAAAGGCAGAGTGTCAGAAGCTCAAAATATAGTAGCAAAAACCCTGCAGAAATATGGACACAATGTTGTAGTCTGTTATTCTGGAATAGATGCGATAGATGCGATAGATGAGATTTTGAAGTATTTAAATGCAGTAGAAATAAACGTATTTGTTGATGATAGAGCATAGACGGCTATAGATAGACGCTAATTTGGCTACACTAGCGTTGTTACAAGAAGCACTATTCACTTGGTTGTGATAGTGCAGTAGCCCTTAATTAAATAATATAGGGAGATGTGAAATGTCAGTACAGCAATTAACAGATTTAATTCAAGATGAAGAGAAGTTAGAGATATTTGATAGGTTGGTAGAGCAGTTCACAGCATTGATGTACTCTAAGCAAGTACAGGATGAAGAATTGAAAAGAATCAACGAAGAACTTAAAAAAATTGGTCTAAAACCAGCTGAATTAGCAAAAGTAGTTAAGTATAAAAGAGAACAAGATCTACTAATGAATGAGCTTGAAAGTCTTAACATTATTAATGATCATTTGATAGATAGATAGCAAGTATAGATAATGGCACGATTGACAGATAAGCAGTGGAGTGAGATTGAGGTTCGCTACAAAGCAGGCCATAAGCTCAGAGATATAGCGAATGAGTACGGTTATAACGCTGGAAACATCACGAAAAGAGCTAAAAAGCTTGGGTGGACACACGGCAAATTACAACAAGAACTGGAAAGTAAAGCAAATCATATCAGTGGAATAATTGAGATTGACAACAAATTACAACAAGAATTACAACAAAACCAAATAAAGGTTTTCAACGAGTTGGCAATGGATTTGTCTGGACTTAAATATAAAGCCCTCGATGTACAGCACGGTATGCTAGATTTGATTAATTTGACTGTTCAACAAGCTAGACAAGTTATACAAGATAACCCAGATGGTCTACATATTAAGACCCGTGGAGATAATTCAACTAGCTATGGACGTAATACAGAATTTATCAAAGATTTAACCGCGGTGATGCCAGTGGCTAACGCGATACTTGGCGTAGGCAAACCAGATACAGCGGTGCAGATTAATAATAATATAGATAGCAATGAGCAATCTAATAGCAAGATAGTATTTTATTTACCAAAGAAGGAGATCTAGAAAATGAAAAAAGTAAGATTTAACGCAACAACGTCTGTGATGATGTTACCAGACTCGCAATTTCCCGAATATAATAAAGAAATGGCAGATCTAAAAAATAACGACTATAAGAGATACCAAGAAAAACTACTTCAGGGTGATCCATACCCTACAGTAGATGTTAAAGCAGACGAGGTGCTAGATATTCCAGATTGGTACTATGAAGCATATAAAACTAGAACAGTTACTGTACCAGTTAGTTTTGACAAATACAAAGACGATAGAAGTGGCTTGCGTAGTCCATTCAACAATAAAGAAGCATTACGCCATGGCGATATTGCTAATGAAACAGAAACGATGAAAACAGTAAAGTTATTTGAATTAACTAAATAATGAAATGATAATACGACCACAACCAAAACAAGAGGAGTTTTTAACGACCAAGGCTGATATAGCTGTTTATGGTGGTGCGGCAGGTGGTGGGAAGACATTTGGGTTATTGATGTCGCCCCTATATCATGTAGACAATCCGAAGTTTAACGCGGTGTTTTTTAGACGCTCAATAGTGCAGATTCGTAATCCAGGTGGTCTGTGGGACGAGTCAATGAGCTTATATTTGAATATTGACGCTAAGCCAAGACAACAGTTTTTGGACTGGAAATTTGAGAGTGGATCAATTATTAAGTTTGCACACTTAGAGAATGATAGCACAGTGTACAACTGGCAGGGTTCACAACTTAACATGATTTTGTTTGATGAGTTGACTCACTTCACTAAGCACCAGTTTTTTTATCTGTTGAGCCGTAATCGTTCTGTCAGTGGAATAAAGCCACAGATTAGAGCCAGCACTAACCCAGATAAGTTTAGCTGGGTGAGGCAGTTCATTGATTGGTGGATTGGTGAGGATGGTTACCCGATTGCTGAGCGTAGTGGTGTTATTCGTTATTTCGTACAAGTAGATAATGACATTTTGTGGGCTGATGATCCTGATGAGCTGCGACACATAGCTGAGCCGAAAAGCTTTACATTTATACCGAGCAAATTAACGGATAACAAAATATTAATGGAAGCTGATCCAGGATATATGTCTAGTTTGCAAGCTCAAAATAGAGTTGAGCGAGCTAGATTATTAGATGGTAACTGGGACATTGATTATTCGGATTTTGGTTCATTAATTGATAGGACCGACTTCATGAGATATGAAGAAAGATTAGATCATTTAGGGCAAGTGACTTATCCGCTCTTTGAGAAAGTGTATTTTGTCGTTGATTCTGCAAGTAAGACCAAAGAAGCCAACGATTATTCAGTGATCGGATTATTCGGTAAGACTTTAGTTGATAAGCAGTATTATATTTTGGATTGGTTTAGGGGTAAATTAGAGGCTCATTACTTTGAACAAAAGATTGAGGACCTGTGGAATCAGCATAAAAAGCTAGGTCCACAAGGGATATGGATAGAAGACGCTAGCACTGGAATTGTATTGTTGCAGAATTTAAGACGAAAAGGCATACCCGTGTTTGGGTTGAAGCCAATAAAAGATAAGTTCACTAGATTAACAGACAGCTTAGGTATTATCAAGTCAAAGTTCGTGCATATACCAAGTAATGCTAGTTGGATTAACACATTCATAGCAGAGTGCGAGGCATTTAGAGCTGATGGCAAGCATGTAGTGCTAGACAAAGAAACGCTACCGCATGATGACCAAGTAGACGTATTAGCATATGGACTGGGTAATCAGATAACTACAGAGAGTGGTTTGGCAGTATACAAACCGAAAGAAGCAAACAAACGCAAAGTATCAGCAATTTGGAGTTAAGCGATGCTACCTAATTATCATGAAAAATCAATAAAGATGGAAAACGAGTATGCTAGAGAGTTACTTGTTTTGTTTGGATTTTTATTGCTAGATATTAATAAAAATAAAGAATTAACTAAGGCTAACATATTAGCAACTGTAGTAGCTTGGCGTAAACAATATGGTGATGAAATCAAACAAATCACAAATGATCATATTACTAAGATCAATGCATACGCCAGCAAGATCATGCAGAATAATCTAAGCCCGACACAAAGTAAAGAGTTAATTAGTAAACTAACATCTAATAGTAACAATCTACTTGGGATTACAACAGATTATATACAGACTGAGTTTATTGAATTAGGCATGTTAGAGAAGCAGACCACCTCGACGTTTATTTTAGACAGACAGCTGCAAACAATTACTAATCAAGTAGAAAAGAAGATAGTTACCCATGCGGAGCAGTCCACAAAATTTGATTTTAAGACAATTATTTTTAATAACGCATACTCTCAAGGCTGGGAAGAGTATTGTTGGGAAACACAAAGAGATAGCAAAGTTAGACCATCTCATGCTGCAATGGATGGCAAATGGGTGGAAATAACAGATCAAAATCCAAGTCCAGCAGGCTGTCCAGTTGGCGAAGACTATAACTGTAGATGCTATGCTCTTAATTTTAGGTCTTATTTGGGCGGTGGTAAATATAGATATATGCATATGCCAAAAAAAGACTCAGAGAGAACTAATGCAGAAGAAATAATGTTTAACAATACACCATCACCACTGAAAATTAATGCCATGACAAAAGTGGGTGGTAAATGGGTTTACCCATCATAAGGAGTAATAAATGACATTAGAACAATACACACCAAAGCAAGTACAGTACATTAAGCATAATCGTACTGTAACTGACTTTGATATTGAGAGATATGGAGAGCAGTTAGCTACACACGACATGCTGATCGAAGGCTTGATTCTGTATGAACTGGGAAAAATACCAGAATCAAAAGGCATTGATATCAACAAGCAGTTTGTGATCGATACGATGGAAGCTACTAATAATTGGATTAAGAAGCGTCATTTGTTGCCGTTCGCCAAAAACCTCACCCAATGGAATAAGCCGGTTGAAGAGGTGAATAGTATACCAATCATCATGAATCATAAGACTGATGAAGTAGAAAATGAAGTTGGGAAGATAAAAGGATTGTTGTATGTCAAGGAAGTTAAGGGTATTGCGTCATTATTCGCAGAAGAGTTAATAACAGACTTAGAGGCTAAAAAAGCAATACAAGATGGACGGCTACGCTCGCAGTCGATGGGTACACGTGGCGATAAGTCAATTAAAGAGGTTAGTTTTGTGATCAATGAGGCGGCACCATTGTGCGGATTGATGTTGAGTGAAAACGATGCCAATAAGCCACAGCCAGCGCTTACATTAACTGAGCAAGAGCTACAACTAACAGAAGAGCTGCGAGGTTTGAGGTTAGCAGAGCGTGAGATTGAAGATGTAATTATACCTAATCACATTATATTATCAAGAATGATTAAGTCAGGCAAGATATATCCATTTGCTTATGAGAAGCTAATTAGAACTAACAATAAAGAGACACTGCAGTTAATGGAATATTCACTACCAAGTAAAGACTTGGGTTTGATGTTAGGTACGGAAAAGCAGCCGCAAAAAATGCCAGTAGATAATCTGCAGAAGACAATTGCAGACGCTAAGAAAAAACATGGCATACAAAACGAAATTAAATTGACAGAAGACATTATCGTACAAGATAAGCCAATCAACAATGAGCAAGATAGAATAAAAGAATTAAAACATATACTAGAATTATCAGAACTAAACCCGGCGCTTGCAACTCAATATGTTAAATGCGAGCTAGGTGAGGTTGTCGATGAACAGAAATACAAGGATATTCAACTATCCGAGTATACAGAGAGCTTGAAGTCAATCAAGCAAAAAATCAGTAACGTAACATTAACATTAGGAGAGAGATAATGAACTTATCGGAATTAACAAGTAAAGCGCTTCTTAAGTTATCAGAAGATGATAAGAAAAAAGAAGGTGATGAGAAGAGGTTAGAGGAAGAGAAGAAAGCTCAAGAGTTAGCTGAAGAAGAAGCTAAAAAAGAAGAAAAGCAACTTTTTGAACAAAAACTAAGTGAGTCAGATTTTGGTAATAGATTTACAAAATTAGAAGAATCTGTAACAACTCTGTTGGAACATTTTAATAAAAAAGGAGAATAGATATGATTAATCCAATTGATGGAGCATTGGTATACAATGTATCTAACGTTGTGATATTCACTAAGCAAGGTACTAGCTTTATTGCAGGCGGTAGTTTCTTAACTATACCAGGGCAGCCTTCGCAACAATTACTACCAAGTACTAATAAAGTATTAGGTTACTTCAATGGTCAGATGTTAGCTACGGCTAATGGTGATGGCAAGGATGATTATGCTGGATTAACAGCTGGGGCATTAGTGAATTTTGATCCTAATTCATCAGATACTGGGCAGAAAGAATGGAACACATTTATTATATGTGATGGTGGATTAACTCAACCATTACCCATCGGTGCCACTTATTCTGGAACAGTCCAAGTTGCTACAGCTCACCAAGGCTGGGTAATTCGTCAGCAATACTTATATGCTAGTGGCACGCCAGAGACTGACGCAGTAGCTGTTAATACTGCGGTAAGTAATACAGTTGGTACTATTCAATCAGCAATAACTAATTCAAGCAATACGACAGAGATCGTATTTACATATTAAGAGAGGGAGTATATGAGTAGATTATATGATGAAAGTCTATGCAGTGATTATGCTGCAACTAGAAGTACACAAATATCTAAAGAACACAATGAGATAGTAAATAAGGCAATGGCTCTGAATGAGATTATTATTCAAGATAAGATGCACGCTAATTATAGACCTGATCGCATGGGTACTGTATTGCGTGGCTTAGAGTTTAGCGAGAAGACTGTTGAAGATGTTGTTGGCGCAGGCATGTCATTATCTGAAAGCGTTGTTGGTGGTAATGGGTTCTTAGGCAATTATACTGCTGCAACTCTTAATATTATAGCTCAAGAAGTAGGCTCAAGTAACAAGAGTGAGACTGTATTAAGTTTAGCCTTTCCAGACAAAGCAGCCCCACAGTACAAGGTTATACTAGATAGGATAGCTGGTAATTCTGGTATGTTACCTGAATATGGTGGCGATAGCTCAGCGTTAGCTGCAATTAATCCACTAGATACACACGGCGTAGAGTATCAATCAGGGTTATATGCGGGGCGTATTATTATAACAGCTAAACATATCTTGATGGATAGAAAACGTGGACAGGCTGCATTAGATCAACGAGGAATTGGGCAATTGGTTGCATATAATACCAACTACATTGTTAATCAAGCTGTAACTCGCAAGAAGTATTTGCTATCTCAAGCGGTATTCAATAATGGCTTTAGCTATGCTGGGGGTACCATTAATAGCAATATCCCTGTTGGTAACTTTATTCAAATGAGTGAACCACTAGGCAAGCTTAATACAGACGGGACTGTGGTATACAACACTAGCTTAACGTACAATCCATTTGTACAACTAAACAGCATTTTAAGTAATCCTATATTCATAAAATATAGACAGTACATTAAAGGCTTAGTTGTCAATGGTGCTGATTTACAAGCAATTATGAATCATCCTAACGTTAAAGCTGTGAGCAATATGATGGTAATGGGTTCGGCTTCATTAGGGAGTCGCAAGCTATCTGTGCAAATGGGAGAGCTAACCAAAGAGCTTAATGCGTATTACGCACCTGGCTTTGATTTTCCACTGTTAGCTGATGATGATGCATGGGTTGGTCAAGATACTTATGGCAGCATGGATAATCTACAACAAAACTTCTTTGTGCCACGAGGCAAGGTTTATGTGTTGTTAGACTTAACCTCAACTGGTGGACAAGCTGGAGCATTCCATTTAACACTTAACGAGCTAGATCCAAATGTAGACACCCCGACAATGGGCTTGTTTAGTGGCGTATTTGCACGTAATCTTAATAATTCAGACACTAGTAATCGATTAGATATTGTGGCTGGGTTAGCTGGAGCGCCTGCTGTATACATGCCTGAAGCCCAGTTTGTTTTAACTGGATTGTATTCTTAATTATAAAGGGAGACACGATATGGCGATAGCACCTAAACCGCAATACATTAGCTACGAAGAGAATATACTACCACTAATTGGTACAGATAAAATCTTAGTTGTGGATGGCAATTCTACTGCGATACCTTATGCAGAAGCAGATACGTTAATCGCTTTTGGTGAGTCTATTGCGTTGCAGGATTTATCGCCATATTATCAAACTGTTCCAACATTAGCTACAATTGATGGTAGAGCATGGACGGAGCTACCAAGTCATACTTATGCAGTGGTGTGTGCAATGATGACATATCAAGCTTCATTACAACTAGTTGGAGCATTTATTGCTAAGAACACTGATGAAGAAGGGCAAAGCTTATCTTACTTCCAAAAGTATTTTACTTCAGAATACAATAAAATATTAAATAGAATTAGTGATTTATTGCCCAATGGTAGCTATCGTTACCAGTTAATCGGGCTACGTGCTTTAACCGCGTAGCGTAAATCTTGGGGGCTTGCCCCCGTGATGTAGAGCTACCAAAGTGGCTAAGCCACTTTGGGGTTGTGTATCAGCGCAGGT